CATATCAGCCGCTTGTTCCAACATCACAGCCGCTTCTTTCCACTCACGGTTAGGAGCCATTCGCATCTTGGCTGCCATCACACTCATATCGGCAGTTGTGTATTTCATTGGGATTTCCTCGCTGCATTCCGCGCCCGTACACTACGATTATGGAGCCAATGTGCTATCGCATATAAACCAATGGCTGCGATAACAACAGTAAAAACAGCAAGTCCAATAATATCAGATATAGTCCAAATAAACATATCATGTTCCTCTCATTATATAATAATAACATATCCGCTGGGTAATGTCAACCGAAAAACGCTTCAAGGGTCGCGCTATTATCGGTCTTCCATCCAATCACATCGGCGATATTTCTAACAGGCGTCATGAAATTCCTATCAAACTGGAGGTCATAATCGATGTATTTTTCGATCCCGAATTCCTCAGGCAGTTCTGTCGATACGCAAAGCACAGGAGAACCGATTGGATTGGGCTCTACCAAATAGCAGGCTTTGATTTTCTCGCCCTCCCTGATCTGTTCATACTTCTTGGTCAGCTTCCGTTCGTGGAGAAGATGGTTGAAAATCAACGCGCCTTTAACATGGAATGGTGTGCCGAGAATGAAAATGCCTTTTGTGTCGGCATACTTTTTCATACCATTCACACCAGATGGTTTCGCCACGTCCATGAAATCCATCTTACGGAACTTTTCCTCAAAGGCAGTAATATGTTCGACTAGCTCGGCGGGTGTGCCATTCAACATAATCCGTAGGCATTCCCGAATAGCTTCCCTACACTCATAAGGAGTTGAAGATCGAACAACCTCAAGTCCCATAATCTTCACTTGAGGTTCGGCATATCGGACGCCCTCATTATCAAGGACGTTCAATGCATAGCGTTTTTTGTTGGTCCATATACCGTTAGTTGCAATGACCTCGCGCTTCATTTTCATTTTTTGCTTGGAATTAAGTGTCTTAGCAAGGTCTTGATAACATCGATCAATAAACGGTTCAATTTTAGTGCTTGCCACCTTATCCAAAAAGGAAACGATCTGTTCCTTCGGAGTATCCCCTTCCACCGGGAACACAGTATCAACAAGGCCACTAAGATTGAGATAGACCGAATCTGTATCGCTTGCAATAACATAATCTTTGCCCTCCGTCTTTAGGAGATTATTCAGATACTTATTCAACTTGGTCTCAATGAATCTGATGGCGACTTGGCCCGAAAGTGTAATGGCCTCGGCGTTCCGCAAATCGTAAAATCTGAAATACTGGCTGCCCATGGCGCCATATGCGGAGTTAAGAGTGACTTTCAATGCCAACTGGAGATTGCTATACCTTGAAATTTCATCATCGGTCAGAGCCAGTTCATTTTTCAGTTCCTGGTCGGATAGTTCTTCTAGTTTTAATACCACCAAGTTGCTCCCAATATTTAACTAACTCATTCCATTGTAACACATTTCCACCCAAACCACAAGTAAAAACGTGTTCTTCTACATTTGCCCAATCATGGCAGACTGGACAACAGAATTCTATTTTCGGCTGGCTATCTGGGCACATTTTTTTCTTCCTCCAACATCGGCGCATTTTCTACTACAGAATCTATTATTCTTACTGGGAATAATTTCAAATTCTGAGCCACATTGGACACAGCACCTTATTACTCTATGGATCATATTTTTATCTATTAATACTTTGGGTTTCTTAATACCATGTTCATTCAGTATTTTTTTCAAATAAGAAACGCTTATTCCATAATATTCAGCAAGATCAGATCGTTTTTTGTTTTCGTTTACATACAAATTGTATAGTTCCTCATATGAGGGATCAATTTTTCTTAGTGCCCGTTTCTTCTCTTTATATGATCTTTTTCTTGCGGTAGTCCATTCATAACTACGAGATCCTTTACCCTCAAATATGTTTTTCAGCGGTCCTCCAGTATTGAATGTTCCCAGACGACTAATTAATTTTTCCTCATACTCTAAAGCATCATTTTCCACTTCACTTTCAAAAATATGTTGAATAATAGGAATATTATTATTTTCCATCAACCTTTTGATATGACTGTAAAGATATGGATTACTGCTGGTTTTGGGGTTATTCCATATCGATTTCTGCAAGTGGTGTTTACTTCTTCTATGCTTTCCTTTACCCACATAAAATATTTGAGCGGTCATGGGGTCTGTTAGAGTATACACATAATACATCTTTTTATCCTACTTTACTATATCCTATATTCGTATTTATACAAATCAGGTTTTCAACCCGCGGGATTCAATTTCTTTTAGGATTTCTTCTTTTCGCTTTCTAGCATCCATCATCTTGTTTTTTGCTGTCACACGACCATCATACATTTCACCCATGATGGTTGATAACATACCCTCAAATTCACGGGTATACATGGCACCATTCCCGGCGACAGAGAAGGTATCATGGAGTGGTTCGGTAACTCTCTCGTAAATGATATCCTCAATATTGATATCCATCGGCTCAGGCTGAATGGTTTCTGGTCCGATATTGAACTGGCGAATAAGCATTGGATACATAGAGGCTAGATCGAACGACATAACCCACTTATGTTCGCCAATCAACGGCTGTTTAACATATGCTCCCTCGTAGGTATCCGACTTCTGATATACCTTCTTGGGTGAAACCACAATGCCCCTATTCAACAAATGGTTGGCAGTAATTGTATCCCACATCCTCACTTGCTTCTGGACATCAGGGATATTCACCTTGGTCAGGTACGCCAATGACAGGATCAAATCGATCAAGCCCAGCTTATCGTCAAGGCGGTCGACCAACACAACGTCCTGAATGTTGTATTCGATAAACTTTTGATAATCATTCTTATATAGGAGATGGAGGGCGCCGTGTTCGGAGTAATCCAGTTTCTGCTCACCCAATTCAATCCATGCAATGTGATTCAGTTTGTAGGATTCTTGGGAACCACCACCGAATTTCTGGTATAGAATGATGTAATCGGCTTCGGCAACGCCTACAATCTCGTAGGCTTGAACTCGGTTGCCATACCCTTGGTTGAATGTCCGTTCATATATCTTACCCCAGGGCGATAGCTTGTTCGCTACCTTTTCGCCCATGAGATTGGTAATTCGATTCACCAGATAGGGAATATCAAAGAGCTGGATATACCATCCAGTCACAACATCGGGATAATCGGATGCCCAGAAATCCAGAAAGTTCAAAAGCAATTCTTTCTCATTCTGGCATTTCCGATAGAACACCTTATCTGGTGTTTTGTTGTCGAATTCCCCGCAGCCAAATACCCAGTATTTGCCACCGATACCTACCGTGATCGATACGACTTCCTCTGTGGCTGGACCTGGTTCGGGGAAACCATTTTCAGACGCAACCTCAATATCGATATTGGCAACGCGGAGTAATGATGAATCGAAATCGATATCACCATTCCATCGCTCGTTAATGTATGCGTAATTGTATAGGTTGTTGCCATATACCGTGACGTTGGCTACGTCACTATATGACTTGTAGAAATCCCTGGCTTCGCGGATGCTTTCAAACTGCATAGGACTGACATTGGTGCCATCCATAGCTTTGAAGCCAGAGTCTGTTTCTTGGGTTGCCACGTATAGGGTGGGCTTGTACGGCACCTTCTTAGAGTAACGTTCGGTACCTCGAACGCCTCTAAGGAGGATATTATTGCCGTAAACTTGAACGTCGGTATAAAAATCCATGCAATCCTCTAATCATATTATATTCTATCATAACATAATTTGTAGGGAATGTCAAGAGGGAAGGATAAGCCCCGGTCCCGCAGGTGTCAAAAGACCGCCAGTCATGGATTGATATTGGTTGAGCAATTGCGCCACCGGCTTGTACGAAAATAAAATCGCATCGTTCCGAATCCTCAATTGATCCTCATCTGAGAGCGGACAATAAATGCCCATACCAACCTGTGGCTCACCATTTTCATCCATTGCGATCTGAATCACGATGGGCTTTTTAATGATTGTGTCACTTTCGGCGTATGCCAAGGTAGTGCCAATAATCTCTTCACCGCTCGTTAGTTTCAAAACTTTTACCGTCATAATAAATCTTTCTGTTGTTACCAGGTATAGCCATTGTGATGCATTGGATTGCACCCTGGCCATGTGTTACACCTATACTTATACTGCAAGGGATACTCGGCATGAAGGTATGCCATATATGCCTCATACTCGTTACGGGCAGCCTTCCTCGTCTTGTGGTTCTGCCACATCTTTTTGAAAATGTTCATTAGTCTCTTTCTTGTATTCGTCGGGTACCACACCGTATCCTACTGTGCGATCCCACTCTCTTTGGGTGTATGTGTTTTTAGAATAATTCCATTTGAGTGTAGACTGTTTTACCATTTTGCTTCTCCGCTTTTAGGATTTCGCCCCGATTATCTCCCGAGGAAGAACAATGAATCCATCCGCCTGTTGGCGAGTCGATGAATTCGAAAATCAACTGGTCGAAATCTAAATTATTGGCAATCCATTTACCTAATGCCAGGCAGTCCACGGTCTTAGCATGGAAATCGGCTGCTTCGCCTTTCGAATGCTGCGACCGGGTTGATCCTCCAATAGCCTCATTTAAGGCAGCGGATCGATATCCCGACGTAATGATAATGGCACCAAATTCATCTCTACATGGTTGCAAAATATTTTCAACTAATCTCATAAGATTAGCAATATGGTCGTCTGTAGGCTCGTTAGAAATACCCTTCCGGGTTGCTGTCTGGCTATTAGTCAATTCTGCCAGCGAGAAATTTTCGGATAGTTGCATCATGTGCCTCATAAAATACGTGGTCCAGCTTGATTGCCAGACCACGTATTTATAAGTTACATGATGGTAATACCCTCAGGCTTTTTCTCCTCAGGAATATCCCTCTTCATTGCGATAGAGAGAATTCCGTTAATGAAGTCGGCGCCTGTAACACTGACATCGGGAGCAAGGCGGAATTTCTTTTCGAAACCTCTTCCCGCAATTCCTTTATGGAAATAGGTACGCTCATCTTCGCCACCTGATCCTGTGACCGTAAGGTCGTTTTCTTCCCTCTCGACGGTCAATTGGTCTTTTGTGAAACCAGCGACCGCGACTTCAATGACGAAATTCAATTCGCTCAATTCCACTATATTGAAGGGAGGGTATACGTTTTGGGATTTACCCGAGAATCCAGGAAGCATTTCCATGGGTATGCGCCATGCGCCGTAATCGTATCTTACCATTGTGTTCTCCTTTAAAAGCAAGAATGTAGGGCCCATTATGGCACCCTACTTAATATATAGTGTCTTTTTCCGAAATGTCAACCCCTAGGACAAAATTTATTATCCCGTTGAGCCGTATCCTCCGAAGCCTCGCGCGGTGGTGCCTAAATCTTCGACAAGAATCAAGCGGACATTAGGAACCTTTTTGATGACCATCTGGGCAATGCGGTCGCCGTTTTC